ACCGCATCACATCACGCACGTACAGCAGCAGCAAATCCCGCAGCGCCTGCCCGCGCACGGTGCTCGGCGGCCACCCGCGCGCGTGGTAGAAATGCAGGATCAGTTGACGGGCGAGATCTCCGCCTCCTCCGAGCCGCTGGAGGAGGGGAATAGGAAAGGGACCACGAGGCGGAGCAACTCGTTCAACTTCTCCCAGGTCTCACTCGGCGGCCACCCGCGCACGACGCCCCAGGTGAGATCCGGCTGCTGCTTCCGGAGCGCCAGGTAGGCGATGTACGTCAGACCCTTGAGGCTCGGGAGCTTGCTGTTCGGGCCGACCAGGTCGCCCACCTGCGCCTCGAACTCCTCCAGGTTGGCATAGGTCAGCTCGTCCCAGGCGTACGTCGTTCCGGCGATCTCGATGCTTCCGCTCTTTGGCATTTCCACGCCTCCAGGTGGGTTTGCGTAGGGCGGACTTTAGTCCGCCCAGGGATATTGGGCAGGCTAAAGCCTGCCCCTCGGGATTACGTGATGACCAGCGACCCCGGCTTCCCCACCAGCTCGTAGGTGTACAGGTTCACACCCTCGCTGTGGCGGGGGCCGAACACACCGTTGTAGGTCAGGTTGCTGCCGCTCAGGGTGAGGGTGTTGGCGCCGAGCGTGTAGACGATGACGCTGGCGATGTTCGCGGCAGGGGTGTCGGCGTAGACGAAGGCGGCGATCTCCGCGCGGCAGGAGACCTTCAGCGACACCTTCTCTACCCCGACCGTGATGCCCTCGGGGTAGCGCTTGGACAGCGCGCTCTTGCTGTCGCAGCTCGAGTGCGCCTCGCACTGGTTGTCCAGCTCCCACTCCCACTGCTCGATCTGGTAGGCGGCGCCGCCGACCGTGATGGAGGATCCCGTCCACGGCAGCACGTCCGAGCCCAGCGCCACGATGCTCATCGCCGAGGGGGTGCGCGTCTCCGCCGTGCCCAGGAACGAGCAGCGCGCGGTCACGAAGCTCTCCGTGCTGGCCGACAGGTTCAGCTTGGCCAGCACCGCGCCGGTCAGCAGCCAGTTCAGCGCGCCGCTGCCGTGGTCAATCTTCAATGCGGCCAGCGCGCCGAGGGTGCGGGCGGCGTTCTGGATCAACGCCTTGGTGTCGCTGGTCACTCCGAGCACCAGGTCCACGCCCGGCTTCACCATCCCCGCGACGTAGCTGCCCTGATTGCCCAGACCGATGACGGCCTGCGATGGGTCAACGGTAGTGCGGCCGCCGCCGGCCATCAGCAGGCCGGGCGCCTTGGGCGTCGAGCCCGCGGCCGTGTCCCAAGTCGCCATTTGCGTGGCGCCGGTCTCGGCCACGAACGCGCCGAGGGCGATGATGCCGAGGACGGCGAGGATGAACATGGTCAGCATGGTTTCCTCCGTAGGGGCGCATGGACATGCGCCCGCCTGGTCACAGGTTGATCGTCAACGAAAACCCGACCCGGTCGGCGACGGTGCGCAGCCGGTCGGACGGTTGCACTTTCAGCACGGGCAGATGCTCGAGGAGAATCGCGAACACCGGCGCCAGCCAGGCGCCGACGACCTGGTCGTCCAGGTGGGTCAGCGCCGCGGTGAGCTGCTCCACTCCCGCCAGGATCAGATCGGGATCGGGTGCCACCGGCATCGTGCCGGTGCTCTCGGTTACCGCCAGCGGTGTCGCCGGCGAAGCAGGATCCATCTCCGCCATCACAGATCTCCTCTCGTCCGACCCAGGAACGGCAGCTCGCAATGCACCGCCGCCGCCTGCACCAGCCCGCCCCCCGCCGTGTCCATCGTCGGGCTGCCCTCCCACCCGGTGATTTTCAGCGACAGGGACGACACGGTCACCTCGGTCTCCAGCACGGAGATGATCGCGTACACATACCGCAGCAGATACTTGTGCAGCGTCTCCTCATCGTGATAGGAGACGACCGCGGTGACCACCAGCTCCGTCGTCACCAGCATCTGGGAGCCCATCTGGCGCTCGGGGCGGGCCGCCACCAGGGCGACGCTCACCATGGGCAAGCTGGTCTGCTCGTGCACGAGTGGATCCCCGAACCGGATCGGGTTCGTAGCTCCCAGCACGGGAGCGGCCACCGTCGCCAGCTTTGCCGGCAAGTGCGCGGACAGCTCATCCACGACCGTCTGCACGATGGTCTCGCCCGTGACGACCGTTGCCGGCATCAGTCCTTCTCCCCGAACACCAGGTCGCGGATGTACCGCGTCCACCTCGTGCGCTGCGCCCGCGTGAGGTTGATGACTTTGCGGGCCGGCATGCCCCGCGTCGTCCCCGTCTGGTGCAGCGTCGGCAAAAACCAGCGCCCGACCGTGTAGTCTTTGAAGCTGATCCGCAGCATCAGCGGCTGGACGGTAACCTGCGGATTCGTCATCGTCTCCATCAGCCGGCCCGTGCGGGTGAGGATCTTCGCGCCGGGGAAGTGCGCCTCTTTCCAGATCGCATACTTCACCGAGAGCGGCGCCCACGCGGGGTTGCCCCCGAACGCGCCCTGCGCGGCGAACTGCCGCTCTTCCCCCTCTTTGAAGTCGTAGGCGATCTTCCGGAACGCCGGCGACCAGTCCGACACCGCCTTGATCCGACCCTGGATCCGGCGGGAAAGCTGCACCTCGCCGCCCACCTCGACCCGCAGGTTCACTCTCGCGTTGACGGTCCCGGCGCTCATCATGCGCTCCTGCGCAGGAGCTGAGTGCTCATGCTGCCGGAAGCCCGGCAGCGCCTATGAGCGCTCAGCACGTGGATACAGACTGCCGCAGGCAGTCGCTCTGCACTCGCCTCAGAAATCCTTATTGGGGTCGAATACGGGAGTGGTCGGAGTGTCTATGAGCGGGTCGTCCTCGAGCACGCGGAACGTCCCGTGCGGATGGCCCACGTCGCCGCCGCCAATGTCTCCTAGCGCGCCCGCGTCCGACAACACCTGTTCCCCCTTGGCCAGCGCGGCGAGCTGCGCCCGCGCCGCCTTCCACGCCTCCGGCAGCCGAGCATCGCTCGAGGCGCCGTAGATCACGGGATGGATCTGCATCGCGGCCATCCGCGCGCAGATGCTCTTCACGATCCCCAGCGAGACGGCGCCCGTGATCGGCACGGTGTAGCGCACGCACAGCGCCGAGTCTATCTCCGCCGACACGTCCACGATGATGGCGCCCCAATCGGTGATGTTCCCCGCCACGAGGAAAGCCGCGTGGAGGGGAGTGGGGAAGAGCTTTTCAACATCACCGAGGGCGCAATACACAGGAGGACCTCTCTACTCGACCGGCTCGCACACCAGCGCCGGCTCCGCGAGGATTCGCGACATCCGCTCCGGCCCGATCTCGCTCTCCCGCACGATCGTGGGCGTCGGGGTGAACACGATCTCGGCGCGCTGGAACCGCGCAACCCGCGCGTGGACGGAGAATGCCCGGCCCTTCGCGGTGGCGGTGGGCTCGGTCCGCGGCTCCTGGGTGGACTGGCCTCTGCGGGTGGGCTGACGTGATGCCATGGGTGGTCTCCTGTGGTAGGGCGGGCTTCAGCCTGCCCTCGCCAGAACCCCCGGATTTCGCACTCTTTTGGGGGTACAGGGCGTTTATAGGGTGGGATGGCTGTCTCTGGACTGCCCCGCGCATCCTGGGGCCTTTCAGGGGGTCGGACCGGGGCGGCGGAGGCCTGGGGGGTCCGCCGCCCCGAATCCTGCTGATGGTGGGAGGTCAGCGCTGCAGGAAGGTCGTGAGCGGGGAGCGCCCTGCTGGTACGCTCCCCGCTCGGCTGGAAGGAGGGACGATGCGCCGGGTTAGCTGGTGTAGGTCATGGTGCAGTCGGACAGGTTCTGCACGTGCCAGTAGGTGCCGTCCGACCAGAACCGGCAGTAGGCGCCGATGCGATGGCCCGCCCCGTACGTCACGGAGTCGAGGCCGGCATCCGCCTTGCCGATGAGGGTGTCCACGGTCGCCGCGGAGATCACCACCGCGAGGCTGTCGTCGCCGTTGAGGGCGACGTCAAACCACGAGCCCGCGGCCGCGCCGTTCGCCGGCAGCGTCACGGCCACGTTGTCGGCGTGGGTGAGGATGATGACCTTGCCGTAGTCCGCGCTGGTGATGACCCGGGTGTCGGTCGCATCCACGACGGTGCCCTTGACCGCCGCGGTCAGCGCTCCGGCGACGCCCACCGCCCCGGTGAGGGTCGAGGCGCCGTCCACGACGAGGGTGCCGTTGGTGCGGATGGCCCCATCGGTGCCGATGTCGGCCCCGGTGGATCCGTACCCGCCGCCGATGTCGGTGTGGCCGGTGATCGCCACTGCCGCGGAGAGAGTGGTAGCGCCGGTCACCCCGAACGTGCCGGTCACCTGCGTGTTGCCGCTGATCGAGGTCGTGCCGGTCTGCGCCGGCGCCGAGAACGTCACCCGGCAACTCGTCGCCGAGATGTACTCGGAGATCACCCCGATGAGCACCAGGTAGGTGCTGGTGAGGGCGATGGTCGTGTCGTCCGAGACATATGCCGCCTTGCCCACGTCCGTCTGCGCCAGGCCGGAGGCGGTGAAGATCGCCGATCCCCGGCGCTGCACGCGCACCCGCTTGAGCGCGGCCGCGTGGCCGGTGAGGGTGTTGTCCACTTCCTCGAGGGCGATGCCGGCGAACGTGTAGCCGGTGGTGTCCGCGGCCGGCAGCGCGTAGCCGGTCGCCGGGTCAATGCACACGATCGCCCCGCGGTAGATGTGGACGTTGTCCTGCACCTTCAGCGAGAGCATTTCGTCTTCGCGAATCTGAGGGTCCTTGTTTGCGCTGAGCGCCATCCTGGTTTCCTTTCTCCTGCCTCGTGCGTGCGATGTGCTGCCGGGCGATGGTCAGGAGGTGAGATGTGGGATCGGGTGAGTCATGGGGGCGAGGCGGTCACCTCGCCCCCCGGAGATCGCGTCAGGCGGTCATCACGATGGTGCGCCAGTCGCCCGGGACCACCTTGTAGTGGCCCTGGGTGCTGATCCAGATGTTGCCGCTCTTCTTGCAGTGCTCGGAGTCCGGCCCGAGCTCCTTGAGGTCCGAGGGCTCTCCGCCGGTCTGGTACTGCACGATGGCCGGCCTGGCGGAGCCGTTCAGGTAGCACAGCCACCAGCGGTTCGCGGTGGTCGCGCGGGCCGAGGATTGCACCCGCAGCCGGCCCTTCCACTGATTCGTGGAGCTGGAGATGTCGGTGGAGGTGGCGAGCTGATCGAACAGCGGCCGGGCCGTCGGGCGGCACACCACATCCCACACCGCATCCGGCTCCCAGCCGATGTCGAGGACCTCTCCCAGGTCGTCTTTGAACCCCTGCTGCGCGGCGATCGCCGCCTGCAGGTCAGTGGTGATGTGGGCGACCGTGTCGTCGCCAGAGGTGGCGAGCAGGTTGTCCTGGGTCCCGGAGGCGCCCTCCGAGTGATCGTTGTCGCACAGGTAGTGCCCGTCATAGCACAGCGTGCTGCCGGCAGCGACGATCATGTCGATGAGCAGCTTGTCCGGGTGGCGGCGGGCATAGGCGCCCATCTGCTGGAGACGGGCGGCATACTGGCCGAGCTTGTCCGCGCTGAAATAGCTCAGCGGGATCTCCAGCGTCGCCTCCCAGTCGTCCACGATGACGGTCCAGGGGCCGATGCTGTTCAGCATGCGGGGCTGGATCTCATCCGTCCACTGCCTCATGCGGGGAGCGGACCCGAGGGAATTGTAGCTCACCTCGCGCGCATCCGACGTGACGACGCTGGCGAACCGATCCACGAACGTCGGCGTGCTCTCCCATCCCACCAGGAACATGGACCGCACGAGGGTCATGGTGTCCTGATAGTTGAGGCTGGGAATCTCCACCGCGGCCGTGCGCATGCGCATGCCGGAGACGGCCTGCCGGGCGGCGGCCAGGTCAATGCGGCGCCCCTCACCGCGCTCGCTGGCCATGAGCACGAACTCCAGTGGCAGGTGATGACGGACGGCAGCCGCGTGGAGGCCGTCGCTCAGTCCATCCCCCCCGCTCACGTGCGGGGTGATGGCCCCCCGCTCGCCCGTCAGCACCAGCCCGCGGGTGAGGGTCTCGATGGTCGAGGCGACGTAGCGGTCGCGGGCCGCGGCGTCGGCGATCTCCATGGCGTCGTTGGTCAGACGCTCCGCGTGGGCGGGCGCGATCTGCCGGCCGTCGGCGGTGCGGACCGCGTCGAAGCGCCCCCGCACGGCGGTGCGCTCGTCGGTGCGCTGGCGCTCGGCGAGCTGTGCGCGGAGCTGAGCATTCTCAGCCGTCAGCGCGCTCGCCTCCGGGGTCGGGGCGGGTGCGGGCGGCTGCGCGGTCGCCGTGTTCGGCGGCGCCGGCGCCGGCACGTGCGAGGCGACGAACGCCTCCCGGTCGGCCTCGGCCATTGCCATCGCCTGATCGGCGAGGGCCGCAGCCCGGTCGGCCTGCACGCCGGCGGTCGTCAGTCGGGCGATGATCTGGGCTCTGTTCACGATGGTTTCTCCTGTGCTGGACTGTGCGGCATAGATGACCGTGCCGTCATCCCGTCTCTCGGCCACGGCCGGCAATTCCACGAAGAAGGGGTTGTTGGTGAGCGCCACATGGTCCAGGACCCATGGGATGCGCGACCCGTCCGTCGCGATGGTGTAGGGCACGCCCGGGTCGTACCACCCGGGCGAGGCGTAGCGATAGACCCGGTCGTCCACGAGCTGCTGGCCGGCCGAGTTCAGGACGATCCTCGCCTCGAGGCCGGAGACCGTCCCGCGCAGCTCCTGAATCCATCCCCGCGCGGCGTCGTCCCAATGGCCCTCCCGGAGGCAGATCTCGATGCCGCGCACGCCGGAGTTGAAGTTGCGGACCAGCTCGGCGATGTCCGCGGCGGTGATCTCGTAGACGCCCTCGGCGAGATGCGAGGCCACCCACCGGCCGATCGGCATGATCTCCATCCACAGCCCGCCGCCCTCCTCCTCCGTGGCCGGTCGCGCCGCGGTGAGGGGGGTGAGGATCTGCACCGCGCGCAGCGAATCGGGGCGTTGGCGGCGATCGGGTTGGAGGGCGGTGGCGATCCGCATCTCGGGCGCCTCGGCGGGTGGGGCCAAAAGAAGAGCCACCTATCCCGCGGTGGGATGGTGGCTTTTGGTCCGGTACTTTCGGGCGTCCGTCTGCCCTACAGCGCCACAGGGTATTCGGTTCAGCCCCCCGCCCGGGCGGGGCACATCAGGTCCGGCGATCCGTCACAGGGTATATACCACGGCGCGCGCGCGGTGTCAACAACTATTTTCCGGCTGAGCTTCTCGGGGGCCGGGTGTGCCCCCGGCCCCCACTGCCTGATACGGTTTCGGATAGCTCGATACGGTGTTCAGCCCCACCGCCCGAGGGCTTATCCCCCGGCTGCTCCGGGGAGCCTATCAGGGTTGCGTCACCCGCCATGCTCCGCAAGCACACCGCCAGATGTCGTACACCGGCGGGGTCGCGGCCTCCGTGCTCCCCTGCAGCACCCACGCGTGCACGTGTATCGGCGGCGCCCCGCCCCCCGCGGCCGCCACCGCCCGGGCCGCGTTCGGCCTCCCCCACCCGTACACGGTGTTGCGGCCCGGCGCGCCCAGGTGGTCCGCCGTGTCCCGCAGGATCTGCTCCACCTGGTCGGGCGTCAGCGCCGGGTTCGCACTCCACACCAACGCCGCCACACCCGCGACCCACGGGCAGGCCGCGCTGGTCCCTGAAAACGTGCCCGGGTACACCCCATCCCACCAGCCGTATCCGGTCAGCGGCACCGGCCCCACGAAATCCAGCATCGGCCCGTAGGTCGCCCCGTTTCTCCCCGACTGGTCAACCGCTCCCACGACGATGATGTCCGGGCTGTCGGGTGTGTTGACCTGGCCCGACGCGTTCCCCGCCGCCATGAACACCAGGCACCCCTTACCCCGAGCGTACCGCGCGGCACTCTGGCACCCGGCGTCGCCATAGAACGCGTAACTCAGCGAGATCACTCGCGCCCCGTGGTCGGCGGCCCACCGGATCCCCGCCGCCGCGTTCCCCCAGCTCGCAGAGGTGCTCTGGTGCGTGATCTGCACCGGCATCACCCTACAGCCCCACGCCACCCCCGCGCCGCCGAACCCGTTGTCCCCCAGCGCCGCGGCCGCGCCGGCGCACTTCGTCCCGTGCTCGCTCCCGTAGGTGTTGGACGTCACTGGCGAGCCCGCCACCACGTCCCACCCCGGCACGAGCTGCGGCGTGATCTCTCGATTGGTCGGCACCACGCCACAGTCCAGCACGGCGATGACCACGCTGGGGATCCCGTGCGTGAAATCCCACGCCTCCGGCAGCCCCGTCGCCCCCACCTCCCACTGCCGGGAGAGCAGCGGGTCATTCGGCACGTACGCCTGTAGGGGCGCATGGCATGCGCCCGCCCAAACCATCACCAGCAGCAGAAACCACCATCGCCTCATCATCACTCCTCATACCCCTCGATCTCGTACGGCTCGACCCGCCACGTGAGCTTGGATCGCAGCTTCCCCGTGTCGTCCGTGTATACCGTGGCGATGAAATCGCGCCCCTCCGGCTGGGCAGGGATTTTCAGCGGCGTGTATTTCTCGCTCACCCAGAAGTGCCCGTGCTCCTCGACCAGCGCCGGATCCGGATGCCAGTCCGGCCGGATCGGATCGCCGTCCGGCCCCACCTCGTCCGCCCCGATCCCGACCAGGATGCACCGGCAGTTGATGTGCACCGGCGGCTGCTCCTCGTCGTACTGGGGGTCGTCCCGGGAGATGATCTGCCCGTCCAGCGAGCTGCACAGCTCGCAGGAGGCCTCGTCTATCTCCCCCATCCACTCCATGCTGGGGAACTCATCGCGGGGCAGGGCGTCGTCCCGCGCCGCCGACTCGAGCTGCTGCACGGTGATCTCCGCGGTGATGCGGAGGGTCTCGTTGAGCAGCTCCTCATAGCTCCCCTCGGCCGCGGCGCGTAGGGGCGCATGGATATGCGCCCGCCCATGGCGACGCGATTGGAGGCAAGTGGGCATGGGTCTATCCCCTCGGGCGCATATCCATGCGCCCCTACGACTCCGCGTCCGGCAGCTCGACCTCGGCCAGCGCCTCGTTGATGAGGTCCGTCAGCTCCCGGCCGGCCGCGACCAGGTCGTCGCTGAGATCCAGCGAGGCCCGCTTGCGGCTGGACTGCTCCGCGTTCCACAGCAGCTTCGCGGTCGGCAAATCCTTGCGGACGATCTCGATCGCCTCGAGCTGCACGGTCGCCAGCAGCGCGGCCGCATGGCTGTTGGCGATGATCTCCCCCTTCGTCGCCAGCCAGGTGCGGATGGCGTTCGGGATGGCGCTCGGCGCCGGCTTGCCGACGGCCTTCGCCGCGGCCGCCAGAGCCGTGGTGTAGAAGTTTCTCAGCCACCCGATGACGAGGTTGGTGTACCGGCCCGTCATCGGCACCTTGAGATCGAGCAGCTTCGCGATCTCCGTGCCGCGGGAGAGGTCGTCGGAGCTGCGGATGGACTCGATGATCGGCTCGATCTGCTTTTTCAGCGCCGCGTGCTGCTGCTTCACCAGGGCCGCCATGTCCCGCGTAAACCCGTCCTTGGCCGCGCTCAGGCGCGCCTGGGTCTTGTCCCAGTGCTTCTCGTCGCGGGGGCGCTGCCGCTCCGCGTGGCGCCGGCTTCCAGCCGGCGTGATCCCCTCGCGCCGTGCCCGCCGTGGGGCCGCCCCGCCCGCCGCGGCGTTGTCGTCCTGCGGGATGGTGTCCTCTTCCACCTCCGGCGCCTCGTCGGCCGCATCGGCGGGTGCGTACGGCAGATCGTAGAGGTCGCAGATTGTCTCCTCGATGTCGGCCGTGGGGTTGATGAGCCGGCCCTGCACCAACTGGTTGAGGGCGTTCGCATAGGCGCCCTTCTGCACGAGCTGCTGCAGCGAGCTGTGCCTCAGCTCGGGAATGGCGGTGAGCCCGGGATAGTTGTACCCGACCCACTGGGGGAGCAGGTACCGGCTGATGATCTCGCAGATCCAGTCCGCGATGTCGTTGAGGCTGGCCACGAACATGCCGACGTGCGAGTCGCTCAGCGCCCAGGAGCCCGTGTCCCCGCTCCCGAGCTGCAGCCATTGGGCGAGCGCGGTGCGGGCCATCATCGTGTCGTGGTACTGGATGTACCCCAGGAGATTGGCGAATCTGGCCCCGCCGTCCATCAGCTCGGGCTTCTCCCAGCCCGGAGGGAACACCATGCCGCGGAAATACCGGTTGAGCAGGCCCAGTGCCGCACTGCGATCGGACTCCGTCGCGTTGGCGGGTTCTTTGAGCGTCACGCTGGGGTTGAAGAAGTTCTCGGCCCCGGTGTTGTAGATCTTCCACAGCGCCTGGACGATGTGCCAGTGGGTCCGCATGGGCCGGAACAGCCCCATCCCCTCGGGGTTGCCGCCCTCCTCCTCCCACGTCCAGCGCAGCAGGCTCTCGATGGAGATGGGCACCTCGGTGGTGACCACCTCGCCCGGCCGCTTGACCAGGTAGATCACTCCCTGCACGCCGCCCGTGCTATCCCAGATCCACTGCTTCACGTTGCGCGGGTGCCTGGGGGCGAGCTTGCGCAGACGCGTTCCCTCGCTGCGCACCTCCCACACCTTTTCCTGCAGGTAGTAGCCCATGAACACGCCGAGCAGCGCGTGGGTGACCACCGATTTCCAGGTGCAGGTCATCCCGCTCATCAGGTTCGCGTGCAGCTCGTCGGCGACGCGCTGATCGAACGGGGTGTCGCTGGCCGGCTCGACGTGGTAGGTGAGCCCGCGGATGGGCAGAGAGATGACGCTCTGGATGGCGCGCACCTGCCCGGAGCCGCGCCGCATCCGGTCGAACTCGTCGTAGAGCTTCGCCCCCTGCAGGTCGGGGTTGTACTCCTCGGCGACCCGGCTGCCGGAGAGGCGCAGGCCGGGGGCGCCCAGTTCGGAGAACGTGGGCCGCGCGGCCCGCTGCGGGGCGGGAGGCGCGGCTGATCTGCGGCGGAGAAGGGCTGCCAGTCTCATGGGTGTCACCAGTCCCGTGGTGCGATGTTGTTGCCGAAGGCGTGCCGATCGGGTCGGTTAGGATGGTTGCCGCCGCCGGAGAAGTGCCCCGCCTCCGCCGGCTGCACCGCCCCCGCCGCCCGCTCCGCGAAGAGTGCGTGCGCGCCGGAGAAGCCCCAGTGGTTTTCGACCTTGGAGCGGTACCGCATCGTCCCGTCCGGCGTGACGTCCTTCACCAGCTTTTCGCAGTGCCGCTGCGCTTCCTGGACGATGCTCAGATTGAAGTCCGGATACCAGAGCCGGGCGCCCTTCACCGCTCCCGCGAAGTCGTCCACCATCTCCGTGCGGTTGGTGTGGATCGCCTCCACCGGGGCGCTGTCTTTGTCGAGCGTCTCGTAGGTCGTGGTGCGAGAATTGGTGTAGATCACGGCCCCGCGCGGGCGGCCGTCGGGGTATTGCATCCGGCGGCAGAGGCTCTTCGCGGCCGAGGTTTCCGGGGCGACGTCTATCACGAAGAACTGCACCCCGTGGGCCTCGAGGCGAGTCGCCATGGTGGCCCAGCCCACATCGTCCGTCTTGATCGCTTCCATCCAGACCACCCGCGCCGTGCCATCAGCACACCGGCGGTAGATGGTCAGGTGGAGCTTCGCACCGACGTCAATGCCGGCGTAGGCGGCGCCGGGCGGCAGGCCGCTGCCGTCCCGGCTCAGCCCCCAGCCGCCGCAGCGGGTGCGGAACGTGGCCGCGGTGAGGGGCTGGGCGTCGCCGGCGTACGGCTTGCCCAGAATCGAAATCTGCAGGGCCGCCATCAGGTAGCTGCTGGTCTGCGCCAGCTCCCATTTCTCGGCCACCATCGCCGGCTCGATGTAGGGTCCGTAGAGCTGGCTCAGATGGTATCCGGAGATGGGCCGGCCGGGGTGCACCGCCACCCACTCGCCCTTGGATGCGTCCAGGCGGATGTGGCACTTCGGGCACCCGATGCGCCACTCGTCTCTCACCTGATAGAGGCAGGCCGGGAAGTTGTCCTCGAGCGCCCACCAGCGCCGGCAGCGCGGACAGCGGAGCTGCCAATACTTCTGATCCGATCGCTGGAAGGCTTCGTCAATGTCCAGCCCGGGGAACTTCGGCTGCGAGAACTCGCGACGGATCTTGTGGGGGCTGTGCAGCATCCGGTCATCCACGAAGGCGACCAGCTCGGGATCGTACTTCGAAACCTCGTCCAGGTAGATCCCATCCATCGCCCGGGTCTTCACGTCGCCCCAGTTGTTCACCCCGAGAAAATAGGCCACGGCCTTGCCGATGCGCTTCTGCCGGACGTTGTCCATCCCCTTACCCCGGCGCTTGGGGCGGTCGGGCAGGAACTCCTCCTCGGTGACCATGCGAATCAGCCCGTCGTCGGCGCTGATGATCGGATCCACGCGGGCCTGCACGAACTCCGCCATCGCCTGCTTCGTGTCCAGGAAGTAGCCGATATTGAGCCCGCGCCGGCAGTTGTCCAGCATCTCCCCGATCGCCAACGTCGAGAAGCCAACCTGGGCCGCCTTCTCCACCACCACATGGCGCGCCGCGTCCTGCGCCGGCGCCGCCAGATACTCATGCCCCTCCAGCGTCCACGGCCGGCTGTCCGGGTGCAGGTGCTCCTGGTAGAAAGCCACGCGCGACCCGCGGTCCGCAGACCCCGCGCGGTTCTCCTCCACCAGCTTCAGCAGTCTCTCAGCGCTGGGCATGTGATCGTGCCGCCGGCATCCTGCCGGCGCCCTTCTTTCCCTTGGGATCCGGCGCCGCCAACTCCCTCAACTGCCCCGCGGCCGCCGGCAGCCGCTTCCGCAAAATGCCGATGATCGTCGCCTGCTCCTCCGCCGGAAGGTCCGGCAGGATCCGCCGGATGTACCGCTCCACCAGGGCATCCATGTCGCCCTGGCGGGCGAGCAGCTCGAGTTCGCGCAGCTCCACCATGCTCGCCTTGAGATCGGTGTCGGCCTTCGCCCGGTTCACGTCGGCGACGGCCCTGTACAATTTGGTCAACTTGTCCAACATCTCGATGGCGTCGCCGGGCTCCGTGACTTTGCCGGCGATCGCCGCCAGATCCATCCGCTGCATCGCCGCCACCGCGCGCCCCAGCAGCCCGTGCCCGAGCGCCTCATCCAGCTCCTCCGCGCTCACCTCCTGCGCCGCCAGGGTGGCTCCCAGGGTGGCGCGCTTGGCGACGAGCACCTCCCGGAGGTGGGCCTCGAGGTGAGCGGCGTAGTGGCGGTAGAGGGCGCGGTCGGACACGTCATGCCCGCGGCTGTTCAACCAGCGGCGGACGGAAACCTTGGAATCGCCCCGCAGCAGGCGGGAGATGTGCTCCGCCCAGGCCTCGGGGTCCGTGTCGTAGATCCCGCAGATGCTGCAACCCGTTTTGCGCGGGAACAGTTGCACCCAGATGGGGACCTCAAACGTCGGATCGAGGCTGGTCTGTGGATATGGCTTCTTCGCCATTGCGGTCCCCTTCAAACACGGACGGCCTGGGTGCTCGCCGCGTTTCCGTGGCGATGACCCAGGCCGTCTGCTGTTTTTCGATCCAGGTTTCTGCAATGATATTACCACATTGGGGGAGAGGTTGGTAGGGGCGTCCGTCGGTTGACGGACGCCCGCATGGGATCTCAGGTGGGGAGGCGGCTCGGACGTCTGGTTTCGCGCGTCTGGCCGGTCACCCTCGCGACTCGGCCGCCTCCCCGAAAGCTCAGTCCGCCCGCAGCACGTAGAAGGCCGCGTTGTATCGCCGCGTTGTGAGACCCATCTTCGCCTGGTCGTCGGCGGAGATCTTCCCCGCCTCGATGTCCGCGGTCAGTGCCTCTTTGTTGAGCTG